CCTTTCACAGCATCGGACGTCATAACAAATTCTCCTTGTGCAAGTAAAGCTCTCACATCATCATGCTTCTCGGCTTTACCATGAGGCTGATAGCCTCCTCTGTCTCTCATATCTAATTGGTTTCCATCTTTAGATGGAATGATTGGGTGTTCATTACCCATTAGTCCAAATTGAGAAGTTCCCATCGCATAACGGCTTCTCATCAGTCCACCACCAGCTGCTTGATTTTGTTCTCTAATATCTTCGTCTTCAATAACTTCTGCTGTTTCTTTAACGTCTCTTCCGCCTTCCATTTTTCCTTTAACCGATACCACAAGTTCAACCAGTTCTTCTTTAGTTCGACCTCGCAGTTGTTCCATAGGAACTCCCATAGAAGTTAACAGTTTAATCAGTTGAATAAGTTCTGCGTCTTCAGTCTGTGTAGGAGGTTTAACGGATTGAATACCTCTATTAATATTTTGCATTTGATTCATTTTCGCCATACGTGGATCCTGACCACCCATTTGACGCATTTGATTAGCAGGAGAACCCATGCCCATAGCATTCATTCCTCCCAGTCCTTGATTCATTGTCATTGGATTCATACCTTGATTCATACCACCCATTCCGCCAGCATACAATCCTGTATTTGCTTTAACTCTTCCACCTTGCGAAAACATTGGATTATTTCGAACCATGACTAAGGCTTCTTCTTTAGTTCCGGCTTTACCCATATCCACTAGCCAGTCGGCCCATTCATCTTCGTACATTCCTCTGTTAGTTAAATAATTAGCATGACCCGTTGGATCATCTACATCAACATTAATTTCTTCTGCGAATTCAGGTGCTACGGCTCCTGCTGTTAGTGCTGTTCCTACTCCTGCTGTGATTGCTGGATTTTTAGTTAAGAGACCTTTGGTAGCCATCTGTGTTATAGGTGTACCAGCAACATTGGTTTGTGCACTTCCATATAAGTACTTACCAAGTTGAGCCATCTTCGATCCTTTTCCAAACAATCCTCCTACTTTTGTGCCCGGTAAACCTTGACCATATCTAGCATAAGCCGGTAGTCCGAACGCTGCTAAAGCTGTTAGTCCTACAGGACTTTTAAGAACCTTTTTAAGTGGTTTGGTTACTGATCTGAATATTTTTCCTATGCTAAATCCCATATAAATTCCTTATAAATGATGTATGCAGGTTAAAGGGAAATCCTGAAAACTCCCTGAACGTATAGTATTACTTTACTTTTTTGCCTTCGTCAATGAATCTTCCACGAAAACCATGGGTTCCATGGTGGGTAATATAGGCCTCAACGTTAGCATAAATCTTACCTCCAATGTCGGTCCAACGTTTACAGAAGGCATAGTCTTCCCCTAAAAACTCACCACTTTCAGGGTTAAAATCACTATCAAAGAAGTTATAAATGTTCTCGCTAGTCGACATAAGACCATTCACTAATTGTTTTTGTTTAACTTTAAGCTTAGGATAAGCCTTAATCATCTTTTCAAATACGGTTCTTTTAATTAACATACAGCCTGCAGGACCTCTTGTAATTTCAACGAGTCCATCTTTAGATTGAATATTATTATCATCAGGAAAATCCAAACAATAATAATGAGGACATTCTTCAATAGGTTTACCCGATTGAAGTGAGACTTTACGAGCTTTATTCCAATCAAATACTTTCATGGGATAAGGAGTCAGTACAATATCTTTATCAAAGTTCATCATATCCAAAATAGAAGCCGCATCAAATTCAATATCTGAATCTACAAATAACATATGAGACATATGGGAATTCAGAAACGCTTGAACACATAGGTTTCTTCCTTGAGTAACTAAAGAAGATTGAACCATATGAAATTTAGTGGATACATTTTTATGATAACAAATACTTTGAAGTTCTAAAACAGACTTTACATAGGATAACATTAACGTTCCCATACAGGGTGTCACGACAAATAAGGTATTGGGTTTGGTCTCAAAGGTAGGTTCTTTTAAAACGTGATGTCCATCAATAGTATTTTGCGGATGAAGCTTAAATCGTTTAGAAGTTAAAACACCTTCATTAGGTTTCATTATTAATTCCTTTAGCCGCTAAGGCATTATCCAGAAAGGCAATCCATTCTTTAATTCGATGATCCCAATTATAAAAGTGCATAAAATGCTGTCGTTGATTTTCAATCTGTAGATGCATAGCATCGGTGTGTAAAATTTTTTTAATATATTTTAAAAAGGCTGCATACTCTTGAGCCAGTCTTTGTGGATCCGTATCATAAGGAACATAGATTCCATAATCTCCACAGGTCTCTGGTAAAGCTCCAAAGTTAGTCACGACTGGAATAGCTCCAGCGGCCATGGCTTCTAATGCAGAGATACAACAAGTCTCTTCCCAGATAGAAGGATAAGCAAACACATGACTATCTTGCATGGCATCCATTAATTTATTGTGAGGAACATAACCTATATAGTTTACGTTATCCATTTGACGCGCGTGTTCATAAAGAGATTCATAATTCTTATCATTCACTTCTTTAAATTTATCTCCATAAAGTTGAGTTGAACTATAGACATCAAGTTGAATTTCCTTATTCTTTACATGATGCATGGCTGCCAAAAGAACATTGAGTCCTCTCCAGGGCGTTGAGCAATGAATAAGTCTTAAGGGTTGATCTTTTTTATATCTTGTTTTTTGTCTCCACTTAATAGTAGGGAGTGCATTTTTAATGACACGACAACGAGAAGTAGGCACATTAAAATAAAGCCTATATTTTTCAAAACTCCAATGAGAATTAAAAATATACCAGTCGTATTTAATATGGTTCTCCGGTTTTGAAAACCAGGGAAAAATGTTGGGTTGATCATAAGAATTTTTTAGCCATAGAATATTTAGCTTTCCTTTCTGTAGAGGTTCTTTTTCAGGAACAGAGGTTGTGAGATTAATTTTATCCCAATAGTGAGCGGGAAGTCTTTTAGTAAGTTCCTCCAATTGTAATTCAGTTCCACCGCGTGGTTCCATTATTCTTTTAACGTTGCACTACCCATCACTAATTTTGGAACGGTAATTTTAACGTCTCTCCTTATATCTTCCTTGACTGTATCGGTTGCAGGGTTAGCAACATCATCTTCAGCTTCTTTGTCTGAGTTATATTCCTTCCCTGTTTTAGTATTGGTTAAAGTAATTTCAGTATCACCTCTATATTTAGGAATCATTTTTCCATCAATATTAACGTGACCAATAATTTTTCCTTTTTCTTTAAATGACATTATGTTCTATCCTGTTGCATCACACTAATAGAGACATTAGCACTCGTTACGGTAGTTGTAAATTTGAGTGCATCACTCTCTTCTAAAACTAACACTGTACTAGTATCCCCTTCTAAAAATTCTACTTTACCTGCCGCTGCAGTACTCGCTGCTTTAGCATACACCACATTAGCTGTGGCACTTGAATCATATAAAGTTAAAGTCCAATCCGCCGTCGCTGATGCATGGGCATTATACACCGAAACAGATTTAACTAAAGCTACAGTTTCAGCGGGACATGTATAAACAGTTTTAATGTTTGTAGTCGCTACTACGTCAATAGAATTTCGATATGAATTTGCCATTTCTTCTTTTCCTTAATTTACCTTAACTCATGAATAAAGTAAAGGCTTCGTACTCATCGGTTAATTGTTGTTGGTAAGTGGTATTTAATTTTTGAACAACCGAGCCTACGTTGTCGGCAAGATTCTGAACATTCTCTCGATTAAATTCAGGTCCTAAAATATCAGCTATAACTTCTGCTATCTTTGCCATTATCTTCTGCCTCCTGCATGGATATCTAATCTAAACGTTCCCATTCTCCAGCTTTCACCGGTACCCACATTACCTACTTTAATAGCAATCTGTCTGGCTCGTTTACGTGTAAAAATTTGTGTAGTCGAAGTCGTACTTGTATAAGAAGTGGAGACGGATGCACTATTAGGAAAGGCTTTAGTGTTTAAATAAACTTTAGAATCTCCAGTTTGTGCTCCATAGTCTGGAATGATTCTAGATATCCTCATCATATATTCCCCTTGACCTTGAAGCCCTTCTTCTCTGCTAATATCATAATCTCCCGATTCAACGTACCCAGCAATCGCATTCGTTGTACCATCTGTAAAGACTTCATCCGTTCCTTTTTCTTGTTCCCAATAATAACTAGCTCCATTAGAGATACCCAAGACGGTTGGATAAGTGGGAGCAATCCCATTTTTATATTCCGTTGCGTAAGGTTTACTAAAGACTCCTTCAATCGTCCATGTTGAACGAGCCAAAGAAGATACCGTCCAGATTTGATTTTGTGGGGTAGAGTCTAAATAATTAAAAGTTACCGAACGATCCACATAATCTGATCCCGAACTAGGATAAAACCAAGTGATCTCTCCAAAGAGTGCATTGACCGCAACATGAATTTGTTGATTGGCACTCGTATTAATATCTTCAAACACATAGTCTTCTACTAAACATTGCATCATTTCTACACGACCGCCATTGAATCGATAGAATCCTGTGGGACCCATCCAATAAGCGATACCATCTACTTCAGCTGCCGAGTGTTGACTTGACATTCCACAGTTGGTTCCTACTTGTTGAAAACCAAAGGTTAAAGGAGGTCCAATAAATTTCATGGTATACATTGCCGTATCAGACCATAAATACACAGCGGTCTTTCCTACAATTCCACCAATCAATTTAGATCCATCTGTTAATCTCTGACTACCCGCAGTGTTAGTTGCGGTAGGAGTCCATTCAGTGGTTGAGTTTTGATTGGACCAGCGGACAAACATATCATCTTGTGTATTTGAATCTTGTAATGTGGTCTCAGTTCCTATGCATACTAAGTGACGATCCGGTGTAGATAAAACTAAATCTCTTGAAGCTGTTGGAACTTCAGTTCCTGTTATGGCTACGGCTCTCACATCTAAATTAGGAATAGAAGGTTCCCATTGAAATATTTTTTTATTATGAACTAACGCTATTAAATTTTCACCATAGTTAATGAGTCTCCATTGCCCAGGTTCAATTACAATATTAGAACTGGTACTTGCACTACCCCAACCGACATAATCGGTTGCGTCATAAGTAATAGTTCCACTAGAGTGAGCCGCGGTCGCGGTTCCGTTAGTCCCTCGGGTAATTCCATTTAAAGTATTACTGGTAATTCCAGTATAAGTAATAAGTTCACTTTCTACTAGAATGGTTCCTGAACTACTAAACCCACTAGCAGATGTTAAAACAATATCGGTTCCTGATCCACCGGTTCCATAGGTGTCATTAAGTAAAGCTCCATTTAAAGTAGTTTGAGTTGTAGGTGTAGTAATACCACCAAAGGTATTCGTACCCCATCCATAGCCATACCCCTGACTAATGGGTCCAATCACATAATAAAATTTAACAGTTGTACTTCCACCACTTGCTGACGAACCAGCGCTAGTGAATTCACAAGTCATTGTGGTTGCACTCGGAACAGATTTTACTTCAAATAAAGCATCTTCAAAATCTGAATCAGTTAATCCGGTTCCTGTGGGAAGGGTCACAGCATCTAATAAAATAATATCCCCGACATCAGCTCCGTGGGCGGTGGATGTTGTAATGGTAAACGTGGTTGTCCCATCAAAAGTAAAGGTTGCTGAAGCTTGTTCACGTCCTGTATCGAGAGGGGTAATATCATAGACCGCACCTTCATAATAAATATAAAGACACTTATTGGTACCAATAGCTGCGTATCGGTTGCCCGCTAAATCAACCCAGGTATGTTGATCACGACCTGCGCCTATAAGTTTAGAGCTAACAAGCTGTTGCCATCCTCCTACTTTTTCAGGAAAGCCATAACGAAAACGAGCATAATCTGCGTTTACCCATTTAAATTCTGCGCCTGTATCTGAGGATTGCTTATCTAATCCAGGTTCTAATCTGATCTTATGTAGCATAGAAAAATCCGTTTAGGATATAAATATACTACATTTTAATAGGAATCAACTACTTCCCCACCCCCAGCATAGGGCGTTTATCAAACAAATTAGTCTTGGCATAGGGTCCCTTAGCATGATTATAATGAAGAAAGACCTGAGAGCAGATGTTGCCTTCAAAAGGTTCTCTCCAATGTTCTAATTCACAGCCCGAATAAATAAGCATATCACCTATTTTTAAATTTACCTTCACTCCTTTAGGAGCGCCCGGTTTATGAATCTGTTTATATTCATCAATCACAAAAGTTTGTCCTGATGGATCCAGAAATC